GCCTTGCCACACTTACGGCTACAGGCAGCACCACCATCTCAGGCGCCTCAGCCAACCTTACCGGTACCGCAAGCCTCGGAGCTGCCGCATCGGTAGAGCGTGGGGCATCGGCATTACTGGTAGGTACTGCCACCCTGGTTGCCACCGGCACGGCAGATGCAGCTGCAGCCCTGGTCGGTACCGCGACACTCAGCGCGAGCGGCGCCATCACTCGCAACGCGCAGGCCTCATTCCTTGGCACGGCCACCTTCACCACAGAGGCAAGACCGACATGCCGCATGGTGTGCGAGTCCCACCTCACCACCATCCCAAGGGGCCAGCTGCTCATCGACAGCGTCATCCTGAAGCCTGTTGTGGAGGCTCACTTCATCTACGAGCCAGTGATGGAGGGCGACCTGGAGACACTGCCCCTGGTGAGCGCCCTGATGCGCTTGGAGGGTGTGATCGATTACACTAACGTCAATATTGAGCCGGTACTGCCCATAGCGACATACCAGCTGCTAAGGGAGGAGACCCAATGAGTACCACCCATCTCATCTATGAAGGCAACGACATGACCATCGAGGTGCGCGGCTTGCGCAACGAGGTCAGCGGCGAATACCTCCACAGCGCCACCGTTGCTGTCACACTCACCGACGCCACCGATGTCGAGGTCAGCGGGGAGAGCTGGCCACTGGCTATGAGCTATGTCACCGGCTCCAATGGCGTCTATCGTGCAACCCTACCCGACACCCTGGTTCTGGCAGACCGGGCGCGGTACACCGCAACCATCACTGCTGATGCAGGGGCTGGGCTGAGAGCAAAGTGGAGCGAGGATCTACTGTGTCGGCTGCGGAAAAAATAGACGAGATACAGGAGATAACGATCCCTCCGCAGATAGCGGAGCAGATTCGCACCTCCGACTTCGAGACCGTCACCGAGCGGTGGAAGATTATCGAGCAGGCCTTCGGCTGGAGAGGTCGTCGTGCCTTGGCTCGCATCGACCGCTATTACCTGCTGGTCTCCATTCTCCACCGCTACGACGCACTGCACCCCTGGCTCTACGCTCGATGCCGCGAGGTGGAGGCCGACCCCGACGAGCATCTCGACCTGTGGGCGCGTGAGCATTACAAGTCGACCATCATCACCTTCGCCGGTCTCATTCAGGAGGTGATCAGGAACCCAGAGATAACGTCGGCCATCTTCTCCCACACCAAGGCGATAAGCCGCAAGTTCCTCTCGCAGATCAAGTTCGAGCTGGAGTCCAACAAGGATCTCATCGCCCTGTTCCCCGATGTGTTCTGGGCCAACCCAAAGAGGGACGCACCACGCTGGTCGCTGGAGACCGGCCTCGTGGTCAAGCGCAAGACCAACCCCAAGGAGTCGACCATCGAGGCGCATGGCCTCGTCGACGGGATGCCGACCGGTACCCACTTCGAGCTGCGCGTCTACGATGACGTCGTGACACGCGAGTCAGTCACCACCCCTGAGCAGATCGCCAAGGTCACCGAGGCCTGGGAGCTGAGTGACAACCTGGGCGCAAGGACAGAGGATGGTGGTCACGGCCGACGCTGGCACATCGGTACCCGCTACTCCTTCGCCGACACCTACGGCATCATCATCGAGCGCGGCATCCTCACCCAGCGCATCTACCCAGCCACGGAGGATGGCACCCCGACTGGCAAGCCGGTGTTCCTCAACCCCGAGACCCTGGCCGAGAAGCGCAAGACCCAGGGCGATGCCACCTTCGCCTGCCAGATGCTGCAGAACCCGCTCGCCGGGGCGCAGGCGCTGTTCGACCAGGATCACCTGCGCTTCATCGACATCCGGCCCGAGACACTCAACGTCTACATCATGGTCGACCCCGCCTCCTCGAAGAAGAAGGGGAGCGACTACACCGCTATCACCGTGGTGGGTATCGACGCCGCGTGGAACAAATACCTGCTGGGCGGCTACTACCAGAAGATGTCCCTGCCTGAGAGGTGGGTCGCCATCAAGATGCTGCGCCGGTACTGGATGTCGCAGCCAGGAGTGCAGATCGTCGAGGTGGGCTACGAGCGGTACGGGATGCGCTCTGACATCGAACACTTCGAGGAGAAGATGGAGCTGGAGGGCGAACACTTCACCCTCACCGAGCTGGCATGGCCGATGGAAGGCCCCGGCTCCAAGTACGACCGCATCCAGCGTCTCTATGCCGACTTCAGTCACGGTCGCTTCTATATCCCTGCCATCACCAAGGATGACACCAAGAACCAGAAGCGGCAGCGCGAGATCGGCAAGCCCTGGCTCATACTGAAGCCAACCCGGCGCCGGGATCACCTCGGCAAGATTTACTCGCTCAACAAGGTATTCGTCACCGAGTACATCACCTATCCGTTCTCGGTGCATGACGACTTCCTCGACTCACTCAGCCGCATCTATGACATGAACGCGAGGCCACCGGTCATCGTGAAGGATGAGCTGCTTGAGCCAGAGGTTTATGACGACTGAAGCAGTGTGCGATAATTAGCCAACAGGAGGTGCATCATGGCTGACAAAGACGAGAAGAAGGAAGAGAACACCGAGAGATCCCTTGGTGGTCGCTGGCTCGATGGGATGCGTGGCTTTGTAGACGACATCCGCAACGACATCGGGGAGAAGGCGAAGGAGAAGATCCTCCACCCCAACCGCAAGAAGGAGGATAGTCATGGCTGACCAGAAGGTGAGAACGACCCAACGACCCTGGAGCGATGAGGTGCGCCAAGCCGATAAGACGCCGGAGCAGAAGCCTGCTTACGTCTTCAGTAACGGTAAGCGGTTCGACCAGCCCAAGAAGGGATACCAGAACTAATGCCCCGCCAGTACGAGGCCATGCGTGATGAGTTCAAGCGCGAGTGCCTCGCCTCTGGCAAGGGCGAGAAGTGGTGTGATGCCTTCGCTAAGCGCAAGGCCGCCAGGATCTACAACAGCAAGCATCCAAACAACCCAGTGGGGAGACACTCAAAGTGAACGTGCTGCAGGACGATGAAGACACCCTACTCAGGGAGTATGATGCTCTACCAGAGTCCATCAAGGCGATTTACTCCCCCAAGGAGTACCGCTGGATGACAGATATTCAACGGGCGAACCTCGTGAGAGAAGAGTGCGAGCCAGAGTGGGAGGAGATATGAGTGGGATGATAGGCCTGGAGGACGACCTCGACCGGTCGGCCAGCCAGCTGCTCAAGGAGCAGGACATAGCGAAGCATATTGCCGAGCAGCTTCACGAGAAGTACCCCGACCACCTGTGGGGAGTGAACGTGGATCTCGATGGGGGTATCGCCACCATCAGGAACCTGCGCCTCTCCGGCAACTGGGGGTTCGTGCTGCACCTGAATAAGCTGCTGCCCCTCGGCTACAAGTTATTCAACAAGGCCATCATGCGAAGTGGTGGTGAGATTTTGGAACGCTACCAGCTGGCGCGTGGACGTTACAACGAAGACACATACAGCCAGCTCCACTACAACAGTGCTGGCCGACTGAAAGCGGAGTAAGAACATGGCCGACGATAAGGACAAAATCTGGTTGCAGCGAGCAAGGGCTGCACACCAGGAAAGCACGACATACTTCGACAGCTCTATCCGCTATCAGATGGAGCAGGACATCCGGCAGTTCAACAGCCAGCACCCCACCGGCTCGAAGTATTACAGCGACGCCTACAAAGGGCGCTCAAAGCTGTTCCGTCCCAAGACTCGCTCGGCCATCAGACGCAACGAGGCCATCGCCGCAGCCGCCTTCTTCTCCTCTGAGGATGTCATCAGCACCCGGCCAAACGACGACAACGACCCATATCAGCAGGCCTCTGCCGCGGTAATGAAGGAGCTGCTGCAGTATCGCCTGACCAAGACCATACCCTGGTTCTTGATGTGCGTGGGCGCCTACCAGGAGGGGATGAAGGTGGGCGTGGTCTGCTCCTACCAGGAGTGGCAGTACGACCCGAAGAAGAAGATCGACAGGCCCTGGATTGAGTTGGAGGCGCCTGAGAACATCCGCATCTCCCCCAACGCCAAGTGGTATGACCCTATCAACACCAGCCCCTATGTGGTGCGACTGATCCCGATGTATGTGAAGGACGTCGAGGCCAGGATGGAGAAGGTTGACCCTAAGACCGGCGCACCCAAGTGGAAGCCGGTGAGCCGCGGAGACATCCTCGCCGCTCGTGGCAGGGGGGATGACACCATCAGGCAGGCGCGTGAGGGCAACCAGCGTGTCGACCCCAAGGAGAACCAGTCGGAGATTAACGACTTCGACATCGTGTGGGTTCACCAGAACTTCATCGAGATCGATGGTCAGGATATGGTCTACTACACCCTCGGTACCGAGTACATGCTGACCGACCCTGTGCCAATCGAGGAGGTCTACTTCCACGGCATCCGCCCCCTGGTCATGGGCATGGTCATCCTCGAAGCCCACAAGATTTACCCGTCGTCACAGAGCAACCTCAGCGCACAGACCCAGCGTGAGATTAACGAGATCGCCAACCAGCGCATCGACAACGTGCGCTTCGCCATGAATAAGCGGTACTTCGCTCGTCGCGGTCGCAACATCGACCTGCGCTCACTCACCCGCAACGTCCCGTCGTCCGTCACCCTGATGAACGACATCGAGGATGTGAAGGTGGTGGAGACCAAGGACGTCACCGGGTCGAGCTACCAGGAGCAGGATCGTCTCAACAACGACTTCGATGAGCTGATGGGTCACTTCAGCGGCTCCTCGGTGCAGTCCAACCGCAAGCTCAACGAGACCGTAGGCGGCATGGAGCTACTCACAGACGACGCCAATCAGGTATCCGAGTACCAGCTGCGCACCTTTGTCGAGACCTGGGTGGAGCCGGTGCTTCGCCAGCTGATGATGCTGGAGCAGCAATACGAGACCGATGAGGTGATCCTCAAGCTCGCCGGTCGCAAGGCCGAGATCATCAAGAAGTGGGACGTCGACACCGTCGACGACAGGCTACTGGAGCAGGAGTTGACCATTAACGTGAACGTCGGCATTGGCGCCACCAACCCGCAAGCCCAGGTCGAGAAGTTCATCTTCGGGATGAAGTCTCTGCGCGACCTCCTTGGCGAGGACGTCCTGCGCATGATCAAGCCCGAGGAGATCATCACCGAGCTGTTCGGCAAGCTGGGCTACAAGGACGGGGCAAGGTTCTTCCAGCTGGAGGAAGACCCGATGTACCAGCAGCTCATGTCCATCATCGAGGAGCTGCAGCAGGCACTGGTCAGCAAGCAAGACCCACCCGAGGTCATCAAGGCCAAGGTCGACGAGATTTACTCGAAGATTGCCGAGCGCAACGTCGAGACCCTCAAGAAGGGTGTCGAGGCGCAGTACGCAGCTATGCAGACAGCTGGTGTGGTTGCCACCCAGCCAGAGATTGGGGAGGTTGCCGACGTCGTCCTGGCCAACGCCGACCCGGGCCAGCAGCAGTACAATGCGTTTGGTGACGAACAGCCGCCGCAACCGACAGGCCCCATCTCACAGATGTCCTTCGGCAACCAGAACACTTCACCAATGCTACCCCCGGTACCGGCAGAGGCGCCGAGTCCGATGGGTGGCGTAGAGACACAGGAGCTTGGCGATAATGGCTGATCATGAGGGGATGTTGCGCGACGTCGGTCTCGGGATGGATGCAGAAGCCTTCCTCGAATCCGACCTCGGCAGGGCGATACTGGACAAGATGCAGGACGAGGCCATCAAGGCGATGGAAGTCCTGAAAAAACTCACGCGAGGCGACTGCAATGGTGACATCGAAGCATACTGTACCAGGATTCAAGATGCCCAAAACGTGGTAGCTCGCGTGGAGAGCTTTGAGAGGTGGCTGCTTGAGATAGTTGAAACCGGGCGCAATACGGAGGAAAATCTAAGGCAGCTAGAGGCAGAAGAGAACCAATAAGTCGGGGAGATTAGGAAGATGGCTGAGAAGAACACCGCGAAAACCGAACCGGGTGAGGTAGACCTGAGCAAGATCCCAACACCTGGGGCGTCGCGCCTTGCTGCGATGGATGGCATCAGTAACCATCGTGTGCAGCAACTGGCAGAAGACAACGAACTCGATGTCGATGAGATACGCGGCAAGTCGGAACCAGCCCCGGCGCCAGCTGAAGAGGAAGTGGTGATCAAGGCCGAAGAGGACGAGGTCATCAAGGGCGAGGAAGAGGAAGAAGAACTCGCAGACCAGATCGCTATGGCTATGCTCGACGACGAGCAGCTCAGCCAGACGATGGTCAAAATCAAAGTGAACGGTGAGGAGCAGCAGGTATCAGTCGCTGACCTCATCGTCGACGCACAAAAGGTCAAGGCCGCCACCAAGAAGTTCGAGGAAGCCAGCAGACTCCGCAAGGAGGCTGACGAGATCCTCGCCAAGGCCAAAGAATCCAAGCCGGTGAAAACGGGGGAGGGCAACGACCTCGAAACCACCGACACTGATACAGACCAACTACCCGGACAGGATGTGGTCAAGCAGGCTGTAGAAGCACTCTACAGCGGAGACGAGGAGACAGCAGTAGCTGCCTTCCTTGAGCTGCTGAAGCAAAACGGGCGTGGTAACACTACCCAGGCAGATGAGCAGCAACCCCTCGATGTGGACGACATCACCGCTCAGGTTGCTGAGCGTATTTCACAGAAGGGCGCTCTCGATAAGTTCAGAGCCGAGTATTCCGATGTATGGAAGAACCCGACATTCGCACAACGCGCAGATGAAATCCTTGCTACCAAACTGGATGAGGGGATGGACTTCTCCAAAGCACTCACCGCCGCTGGCGAGGGTGTGAGGGAGGAGATTGCGGAGGCTGCGAAGGCTATGGGATTCACCAAGCGAGAGGAACCTCACAAGGACAAAGAGACGACCGACAAGAAGGCTCGTAAAGAGACCATCGACAATGTGAAAGGTAGTGGTGACACTGCATCGACCACTGTTGCAGAAGAGAAGCCCCAGAGCGTGTCCGACGTCATCAAAGAGATGGGTCAGCAGCGCGGGGTAAATCGTCACTTTTAACCTGGAGAT